CTTTACGTTTTTCAAACCATCCAAGTCGTGTATTGCATTGCTGACAAAGAACTCCTCGATAAGTTCCTGGAATTTTGTGGTCAATGCACATTTTTTTTGCAAACACACCACAAATTTCACATGGCAATTTTCTTAACTCTTTGACTTCTTCCAAAGTTAAACCATATTTCTTCTTTACATCGTATCGCAATTGGTTAAGTCTTAGATTAAGAGGTAAAGTTCCATTGTTGGCAAACTTATGGCGAACCGTCATTTTTTCTTAGCGTCCTTCTTGGCTGCTTCACGTTTGACGGCATAGCTAATTGCAACGGCTTGCTTGACAGGTTTCCCCGCCTTTACTTCCGTTTTGATGTTTTCTTTAAAAGCCTTGGGGCTAGTTGATTTCTTCAGCATCCATTACTCCACAAACATCTTGCCACGACATTAAAAGATAGCGTTCACCATCTTCCATCCATTCTTGAAACTTCAAGTATTCGTCTTTGTAATCTTTAGCCAATGTGCCAAAAGTAACACGCTCACCGCCCTTTAGCGGGTTTTCTTCAAACGTGCCATCATCTAGCCAGCGGCCTGGCCCAACCGCCACAACTGTGCCGATAGTATCAGCCTCGGCTGTTTTTATCCACAATGTCGATTGGATGCGGGGTTCTGGCTTGACAAGAATCTTGTCTTTGAGTGGTTGCAGCTTCATTGTTGCTCCTTTTTAGGACGACCAGGCTTTTTCTTCTCTGGTGTCATAACGTCAACAACGGGCAATGATAAAAAGACCCCTGCCGGAGCAGGAGTTAAGTCGGTGCAATCCGACAAGGAGATACTGAATTCACCGCACCAATGTGATTGGTACTTCACTACTGCGGTTGGATAACGATGACATTCGCCAGCGTGACCCGTGTATTCCCAAAATTTGCAGTTTTCGCAAACTTCTTTAGAATCTGTTTTAGCCATAACAACTATCCTTGTTCTGGTTAGAAAGCCCCTTTGGTCATCACACCTTTGGGGCTTTCGCTATTTACATTTTATCTTGGACGTGATCGGCACGTTTGTGTTCGTAAGCAACGTGTTCACGGCTACCGCCCTTGAACTCGCCCAAACGACCATCAACCTTGCCCATGTGACCGTCAACACGGTCGCCAATGCTGTCAGCCTTGCCCATAGCAACACCGCCAACCAGCTTGGCTCGGCGTTCGCCAGTAGCGTCAGAGGCAGTAGCGCCCTTGGGCATTTTTTCACCAGATGCACCAGCCATAAACTTGGTGCTGTTAACGCCCTTTTCGGAGCCTTTTTTCTCACCAGTAAGGTCAGAAGCAGTTACGCCAGAAGGCGTTTTTTCTTTTCCAAAGTAACCCATTTTTATTTCCTTGCAAGGTAGATGGTTCAAACATCATACCGAAATTTCGCTAATTTGCAAAGCAATTTTTTTTGCTTCATCTAGATCAACAAAACAACCATGATGTTTACCTTTGTATTGCACAACCCATTTGTTTGATGCTTTGTGCCATGAAACATTCTTGATTCCTGATTTGCTGTTTTTTTGAGCAATCTTGTTTAAATTGTTCTCAGATCGTGTTGCAGGGCGCAAATTTTCAATACGATTGTCTGTTTTGATTCGATTGATGTGGTCAACTTCTTTAGGAACAAACCCATGAAACATAGAAAAAATGATTCTATGAACCATTGTTTTTTTGTTTTGATACCGAACCACAACATATCCATTAGAAGTAATCGTGCCAGCTTTGTCACCAATGTTTACAGCTAAAGACGGTTTAATCTTCCAAAAAAGATTGCCGTCTATGTAATCAAAAATTTGCCAGTAATCTGTATTGCCCATATAGGCATCATATCAAAAAGGCACGTCACCGTCAAACGATTTGCTTGATTGCTTAAAACCTTCTTGTGGCTTTGGGTCGTTCAAGTAAGCCCAACCAGACCAGCCGCCCTCTACTACTGGAATGCTGTCAATTTTAAGCATTGGGCCGTTCTTGGTTTCAATCATAGAGCCAATGCGCTGATAGCGTGACTTTTCTTGACCGTCTTTGTTAGTGTATTTGCCGCTAACAATGGTAATTTCTTTGATGGTTCTGCTCATTTCATGCTTTCAAGTTAAGTAATTGGGCCACTTTGTGCGCTGTTTCGGTCAAAAATTCTATTACTTCGGCTTCCAAGAGCTGAATGTATTTATCGTCTCTAGGAATACGCTTAATAAATAGCTGTAAGTCTGGAGGGAGGCGTGGGTCGTAAGATACAAAGTCACACCAATCACGATTAGTGCAAGCCATCTGCCAGAAAATTTGATCTGCATACTTTTTAGGTACTGTTTGGCTAAGTAACGTATCAATGTGCGTTGCTGTGTTGGGACACTTTATTTCAATAAGTCCGTCAATACCCACAAGTCCATCAGGAGAAGCGCCGCTATTGACAATACTTGGGTGATCGATGAACCCAACTTCATCAACCAAAACGTCCATTTTTGCTTCATAAGCCGCCCTTGCTAGTGGTTCGGTATCAGTTCCCCATTGCATTGCGGTGCTGGAAAACCCTTCTGTGGGCTTGCCAGTAAGCCGTTCGCAGACCAGTTGCGCCATGTAGTTATCACGACTCGCTGAGTAGCCCGATTTTGTTTTTGCAACCACATCGGCAACTCGGCTAGCGGTAACTTTTCCAATTCTTGCGCTAAACCATTGATCAGTTCTTTGCTCCATTTTCGGCCTCCAGTTCATCGTTTAAGGCTTTTGCTTCGTCATAAGCAATTACTTCAACTTCAGCACCAAATACCAAATCATCAATATCTTGTAAATCCATTGTGAACGTGGTTTCGATAGCGTGAAAATTATGTTTTGCCATTAAATATGCCCAGATTGCATCTTTGATTTCTTCTTTTTCTAAAGTAAGTCTCATAATGCCGCCTTTCGTGCGTTTTTAGCCGCAATAATTTTTTTTTGAGCTTCTGCGTCTGACTGCGTATCTTTAAAAGCCTCGGTATAAACAGCTTTTAAAGCATCGGCATTAGGGGCTGCGCTGATTTCTGCCAACCAATCAGCTAAACGACCAGCGTCATAAACAGGGGCTTTGCGACTAGCAGCGTTGCCATCATCGTCCTCTGGAGCTATACCGCAAGCTGCCATTAGGGAATAGCGCCGAGCATAGGTCAGAGCCGAGCCGTAACCCTGTGGGTCTTGCTTGCTGGCAGGGACGTGCAACTTGCCACACTCTAAGATTTCGCCGGATTCATGCACAAACAAGGTTTCCACAGTAACACCTGTGTTGTCCTCATAGTTGCGCTGGATAAGGGCAATTCCGTTGTTGTTAAGCGAATCAATAACTGCCTCAACGCAAGCCGACAAATCAGCATAGCGGCTGCGGAAGTGCGGGTTAGTGGATGTTTTTAGGGCAGGGCCAAATGCTTTTTGCGCTTTGACCAAAGCTGTTGCAATGTTTTTCATGCTGCCTCCAATGCCAATTGAAGGGCTTGAATCAAAGCCTCGGTTTCTTCACGGGTCAATGCAACTGAGGAATAGCCGCCTGTGAAAAAGATAGATAGGTGCGCCCCATCATCAAACTTATCAATCATCAACTTGTCACCTTGGTCAACCTTGATGACTGTTGAGTTTTGCTCTACTGTAATGCTCATACTATCTCCTAAAAAGACCCCAAGAAATTCAGGGCATGGGAGTATTGTAGTCGAGTTTTATCAACATTGTCTAAGTATTAACCCTATCAACAAACCGATTGTTGGCATTTTCACTTCGCCAAACTTCAATTTTTAGCTGTGCAGCGGTCAATTGCCACTTGAGAGTTTCTTCTTGCTCAACAGCAGCAGCCAAGCCTTTGAGTAGCGCCTGGTATTCTTCGTCTGAGTAAGCGTCACGCTCTTGAGCCGCTAAGGTTTGAACACCTTTCAAACTGGCTTGCTGCATCAACAATGCTTTCTTGCTCTTGCGATATTCCTCAATGTAGACCCGATCAGACTTGGCTTTTGCAAACAATGGGGCGGTCTTAAGGATAAATTCCACAGCTCTGTGCGGTGCTTCGCTCATTGCAGTTCCTCCTTGACCAGCACTTCAACAACGGGAAACGTGCCGTAGACCTGCGTAGCGTGAATCGTTACCACCTGCTTGTCATCCAGATAGACCACTTCGTTCATGGCATCTAGATAACACTTCAGGATGTTGTCAATGTCTGGTTTCTTCGTTGGCCGCTCAGAACCGCTTAAACAGGCTTCTATGCGTTTTTTAGGGTATGACGCTGGTATGGCCTTAGTGACGTGCAAAAACACGGCTACAGGCGTTTCTAGCGGCTCTGAAGCACCCATTGCCAGCATTGCGGATGCTTTAATCATTGTTTCGTAATCGGCTGTCTGTTTTGGCGTGTAAGTTTTGACAAAGCCGCCACGATTGGAAAATCTAGGGCGGCCTTTGCCTTGAGGCGGGCCTTCAACCCGAAAAGTAACCATAAATGTCATTTGTTGCCCCTTATTCTGTTCATGCGTTTGCGTAAGTTTTCAGCTTCTTTCTTGCCACGCTTTTTTTCTATCTTTTCAATCGTGTCTGCCCACCAAGCGTTAGCCTCGCCATGTCCTAGTTCTTTGACTTTCTTGCGATAGCGTTCTAGCCATTCTCTAGCTTCGCTCTCACGCATAAACTCTAAAACGGTGTTTTCAATTGCCGACTGCATCGCCAAGCACCCATAAGGCCCAAGTTATTGTGGTAAATGGCACAGAATCATCACCCATGCGTACCAGGTCAAGGATTCGTGCCGCTTCAAGTTCTTCATGGTTGTAGTGGTTACGCATTTAAAACTCCTTATTCCACCAGGCTGCATCAATGGCTGGCGCTGACTCGGCTTTTGGAAAAACTGCTGGCTTCATTCTTTTTTCAGCCTTTGACCATTGATGCTTGCTGCACATTGGCTTCTGACCAGAAATATGAACCGACCAAAGCTGATTGCATCCTTGGACGCTGCACAGGTTAGAAAACTCTTGGTTTTCTTTTTCTTCAACTTTTTTAATGTTGTAAGCCATGATTACTCCTTGTGATAAGCACCTTCAACGATGCGAGCAAATTTTGTGGGGGTGAAAATAAAGTCTATGTCTGCCTTCCAATCCTTAACTTTGCCAGTTAAGAATTTAGAGCCTCGCACATGGTCAAAAAAATCAGCAAACCATTCAAGCCCTTGGTCTTTGGTGAATTTTTGCTCGGCAACAACTTCACGCCATCTGGCTGAGATTGTTCGCTTTCTTGCATCGTTAACTACTTCGCACCTTGGCAACTGAGGAAGTTTGGCATTGAATAGCTCAACAATTTCAGAAATTGGCGCTGCTGGCGTTCTCTCGACTTTAGGCGAGGGGACAAGAACCGTAGGTTCTATAAGTCTCGGGTCTTGTGTCTCGGGTCTTGGGTCTTGGGTAGCATTGCCTTCGCTATGCGTTTGCATTGCGTTCGCATCTTTTGACTTAGACCAACGTGCCTTAGCACTAGCACTTGCCTTCTCAGATTTTTCACCAACCTTTTGAATTTCGGATACAACCCTAGACGAAACCCAACCATCATCAACAAGATTAAAGAACTCTCGCAATACGACTGCAATGCAATCGCTATGCGTTCGCATACGAATTAGTCTTGCGACTTCATCTATGTTTTGTGGAAGTGGCTTTTCGTGCAAGTAGCACCAATCAAGAAGCCTTCGATATGCCAAATCTTCCATTTCAGAAAGATGGGCCGTGTGACTTTGATAGTCACCAATGTTGAACTGGTAATAAAACATCTAAACCTTTTTTGCCGCACCTTTGAAAAGAAACTGCGGCAGGGGAAGGTGTAACCCTTTTCGATCTGCTCATGACTTCAGACCTAGCCGTGTTTCAAACTACTATAACCTAAATTTTTGCCTTATCAAGTCCAGGCTTTGAAACAGCACACCCAAGGTCATTGTGTGGCTTGTTAAAACTTGTAATTGCTTCTTCTTTGCTCATGCCAGCACGTTGATTAGCTTTTGATCTTATGTTCGTGTTGGTTGCGTGTCGTTGTAATTC